TTATTGAATTTCTTTTCCATTTATATTTAATTGAACAATACGCATAGAACCTGTCATACCAACAATATTATCAACTTTAAAGTCAGAAGCTTGGTATCCATCGCCAGTGAGCGTTCCCCAAATTTCTACATTATCGCCAACAGCCGCGTCAAAGTCTTCGGAAAAAACAGGCATTACATAACCGACGTCATTTTTTACAAGCCATGCGGACTCTCCATCGACCTGTAATTTTTGTATTATTTCACCAGAAAAATGGTATCTTTGCCCTGTAATATTTGTTGTATCGTTATTGTATAAAATTTTCCCTGCGGTAGCTGTATACCTTTCACTGCCTTGCTCTGCCTCGTCTTTAAATGAGACATTCTCTGATTCTTTCTTGTCTTCTTTATCACTCCCCGTCAACGTAACAGTTTCCACCTTATTCAATACGCCATTTTTAATAAACTGTCCATCGAAAGTTTTGTCGGCTTCTTTTATTTTTTCTTGCACTTTTTTACTTTGCTCTTCAAGCGGCAATGTTGTATATGTAAGTGTGTAATTGCCCGGCTTAACGTCCTCAAAAGTTCCTTTAATGCCGCCCAGAACACCAATTTCACCGGTTTGTTTTTCTAAAGTGGTACCATCCTCGGATTTTTCCGAGATTTCGAATAACATACCGCTTGGTAAATCTGTGTCAATATTCGCTTTAATAGTGTTATCGCTTGTCTTTGTCTTTTCTTTAATCTCGTCGCCATAGCGTTCTGTTTTTTTAGCGTTTTCTGTGTTAGATTGAGCATTACAGCCAACAAGCAATATAGCGCTAATTAGCAGCATTAAAGCTATAACTCCCTTTTTCAAATAAATTCCTCATTTCTTTTTCGTTTTCATTTTTATAAATTCTATATACTTCATTATATCATTGTAGTTTTCGTCTGTAAAAGCACTTTCACTTAACAACGCTAATACTTTTGCAGCATCCGTAATATTTTGCGTGTCATCAACCAGATACGAAACGGGCACATGAAAATAGTCAGCAATTAGTTTTACTTTGCTTATGCCTGGATCTACAACGCGCCACCTGCGAATGGAGCCGCGAGCAATGCCCAGATTTTCTTCAAGTACTGTAATAGAAAGTTTTTGCGCCTCAGCAAGCGCCTCAATTTTATCTACTAACAAATAAATTCACCTCACCAATGATAGCTCTGTATTGTTTGTTCATATATAGTACGTTCATATAATTCAAGTCTTTTTTTCGCTAATTTTTTAGAAACATTAAATTTTTGCATAACATAATAAAGTACTTCCGCACGAGTTTTCTCATAGTCGACTTTGCGCAGTAGGTGAAGCGGAACAAGGAACCTTTCCGCAAAATTGTCCGCTTGTTTTTCTTGATAGTCAATGTAAACCTGTCGACTTTTAAACTGATTCCCCGCGTGTAACATAAAGTGCCCAAGCTCGTGCGCAAAGTCATATAACTGTTCTTGCTGCGTTTTACTTTCGTTAAGTATTATATAGTAAGTTCCTTCATAATAACCGTGAAAACTAGCTTCATCCGCGTATCTCAATATAAGGTTTAACTTTGCGCAGACGTTATGCGGTAATACGTTTCCGGCTTCTATCTCTAGTTTTTCATAAATTCTGTAAATCATATCATCTAAGTAATTCATATAATCCCACCTTCGTAATTAATAACAGAACACTTGTTCTTATTTTAATACGAAACAGAGATTTTAGCAATAAAATCAATTAGTCATTTTTATGTTCTTGTTTTAGCACTTCCCAAATTCCGCGCAGTTGGCGAAGGCGCTCTTCGGGGCTGTCGGCTAATTCACGCATGAATAACTGCAGTTCAGGGTCGTCTTGAAAAGCTTCGAATTCAGCGTCAGACCCACGCCCAAGCAAATAATCGACAGAAACATCGAAAAAATCGGCAACTTTTTGAATTTTATCAATTGAGGGCTTATTAGTATCCCACCGATATATAGTACTATTTTTCAATTCTGTTCGACGTTCTAATTCTGCGATGGTAATTTTATGTGCAGAACAAAGTTTTTTAATACGCTCAACAATAGTCATGTCAACAATCCTCACTATTCACACGAAATTATACCTGTAAATTTACATAAAATAGTTGACAATCTGTAAATTTGCAGTTAAACTAAGTGTAGTTAATATGAATGGCACAAAAATACTTAAATGAAAATGTTGGGGAACATCTTTTTAAATCATTTGTGTGTCGCTCTGTACTTACATATTAGCAAATTTACAGTTTATAGTCAATAGTTGTCGTGAAATATGCGGCTTAAGTCGTAAAGGAGGGAGGCATTGAGAAGTACATTTACTAAGATACAAAATAATGTAATTGAAGATGAGCGTTTAAATTTACAAGACTTAGCGCTATACTTAGCACTTTGTAAATTCGCAAATAACAAAACTCAACAATGTTATCCGAGCAAAAAATCATTACTGAAAGTTTCACGCATAAGTGACAAGTCGTTCAGGAAGGCGCTAAAACATCTTATAGAATACGGATATGTAAAAGTTGAAACCCGCCTAAGCACTGACGGGAAGCAATTATCTAACATGTATACCCTGGTAAATATGCCATAGTGGGGATGGTAAAAACACCATGGTATCCCTGGTAAATATACCATACGAACTATACTTCATTATAACTAGACTCTATTATAACTAGACTTCAAAGTACACCGCGCTAAAGCACGGGCATACCTTTTAAAACAAAAATCTCTTCTAGAAAGGAATGGCGTCATGAATAACTACAATAATATAATGCTAGAACTTGATAAAGATAGTACTTATATAACGCTGATTTTTAAAGAAAATAAGGCTTTTATGAAAATGCTTGGGGGCACTGATAGTAGAAAATATTTAGAGGCAAAAGCTGAAACAAACCGCTACGTAGCCGACGCCATGTTTGCGGCGGGAAAGCGGGCCGCTTATGAATGAAAATGAATGCTACTATGCTGCAAACCTAATCACATTCTACGCGGGGCAAGAGCTTATAGGTGTTAAAGTTGAAACACAAGACGACTTGCAGAAGTTAACACATTGCATAAAAGATAGTCTTACATCTCTGGCAGTAATAAACGAACGGCTAAACGAAATTGCCCTTGAAAACTTTTGCAAGGAATTCGGCGTAGAATATTCGAGTCAAAGGAGCGGTGCAAAATGAGTTTTATCGCATTAGTATTTTTAACATTTGCAATTTTCGCATTACTATACACGAAGGGAGCGCATAAAGATGACGTATAAGTTAAGCGACCAAGAAACCGTTATACACTATCAGCATGACACAGGCGAGTGGCGTTTATACACAAATGTACGAAAGCATATTAATAAATACAAAAGCTTAGTGGAAAATCCCCGGTTGGTACAGGAAAATGAGCGCATAATTTCGTTAGAAGGCGAACTTCCCGACGTAGTTGTGTCCGTGTATAAAAAACGCAAATTAGACGAAAAAACACGCAAGGCAATGGGAGAAAAATTAAAAGCGAATCGAGGTCAGCAAAATGAAAATTAGTTTATCACGATTAGAAACACGGACTTACAACATCACCGCAGAAGAATTATACAAGATTTTAGAAAAGTATTACGAAACTTTTGTGCCTTACGGGTGCAGCCTACATCTTGAAGGCGATAGAGCAGTAATAAGAGATAGTTATGAGCGTAGTTCTTGCACTAAAGCACAGTATGAAATGTTAGAGGCATTAAACAGCTTCCTCAACCATTTTAAAACGGAGGTCGAGCATGAGAAAAAAAGACGTTTCTGAATGGAATACGAAGGATTTCACTAAATACCTTCAAGAAGAGCATTTGCGCCGATATGGTATTGAATACCAGCCGTTTGGCAAGTGGGCGGTAGAGCAGGGGCATGTTGGGCGCATAATCGGCACCGCAAAAAAAGAGGGCACACATTCAAAAGAATTTTTAAAAGACTTCATTGACGCCTGTTTTAATGAATATAAACCGACTGCGCTGTATCCCGGAATTAGCTTCGGCTTCATGTTGACTTATAAAAAGCAAACTTGGCAGCGTGTAGAGCTGGCATATCTTAAGAAGGCAAGCGTTGCGACTGCGGAGTCGCCCGCGGATTGGGACGAGGTGGCAAAATGGCTCTAAAATCCTTTAAACAGCTCGATAAGCTTAGCCCAACGAGCACCGTAAAAGTGCTGCTTGAGTCACGCGAAAAGGTCGCAAATGTGCCCGCGGATTATAGGTTCGCTACTTTAAGCGATAGTATTGTGCGCAACGCTCAACCGGAAATTTATGCGCTACTTGAACGATATGTTACAACGTTTAGCAAGCCGGGTCATCAAGTGAAATCGCTATACTTGTGGTCGCAATCGCCCGGCACAGGCAAAACAACGACAGCAAGCGCACTATTAAATGAATATATAATTGCGGCTGTCAACTCGCACATAAGCGATGGCGTGCGCCCGCCTGAACAACCTGCTTATTTTCTAGACGTCAACGAACTGCAAACATTATATAACGAATTTGCTCGACCACATGTACCGGCAGAAATTGCAGAAAGGTCGGCAAGTCAGTATTATGCAAAAATACAAGCAGCGAAAAAAGCAATGTTCACCGTTTTTGATGATATCGGCGTGCGGACTGCAACGGACGGGTTTCGAGGCGATTTACATAATATTATAAACGAACGCGTCGCAAATAATCGACCTTCGATTTATACATCGAATTTGGCTATCGAAGAAATGACGCATGTATTCGACGCGAGATTATTTGACAGAATGCGCGATCAGTGCCAAGCGGTCCACTTCGCTGGCGAGTCGCAAAGGGGGAAACGCTAAATTGAACGCTAAAAATAAGAAAAAAAGAACGGAAATAATAAAGCAATTATGTATTGCAGAAGACAACGAAAATAACGCGGAAATTAAGCGTTTAGGAATTGCGTTAATGAGCTTAGAGGACCCCGACGAATTCGATGAACTCCACGACAATACAAGACGCCGAGTTGAATTGACAGTTGACGAGTACCTTGACTACCGCGAAATTTTTACCGACCAGCAAATTGCGGATATTTGCGGGGTGCACGAAAAAACGTTGTATCTATTTCGAAAAAGAAATGGATTAGTAATTCCACGAAAGGAGCATATGAACAAATGAAAAAACACGAAAATTTAGTATTAGGATACTTATTTTTAGCACAAACTACTTTGTTTGTCAGAGTAATCAGCTTCTTGCTGTTAGGTCTTATTTTACTTACGAAATGAGGGTTAAAGAATGAACGTAGAAAATCCGCTAATAGTTGATGATTTTTGGGACGATGGATTCCGACATTGAAAGGAGCGAACAAGTGAATATAAACAACACTATCGAAATTTGCAGACTGAAAAAAATGTTGCAATTTCAGCTCGAAAAAAGAAATGAGTTAGATTTTCAAATCGAAATATTAAAACGGCTAATAGATGAAAGTTACGAAAAAGATTTAGCAGAAACGCAACAATGGTTAGCGGAGAGGGACGAGGTGCAGACGTGACAGAGTACGCACTCTACAAAGGCGAGGAATTGCTAAAAATCGGTACGTTAGACGAATTAGCAGAGTTTAGAAAAGTAAAGCGTGAAACTATATTTTTCTACGCTACGCCTTCTTACAGAAAAAGAACGTCAGAGAAGGGACTAAGAGTTATAAAACTGGATTAGGAGGAAGCGGAATGACAAAAGATGGTACAAAAGAAGCTCTTGCAGAGGTAGGGGTTACTCGAAAAAATCGACTGCTAAGAAAGATATGTCGGCATAAGGATAAAGAGATATTTAAGGATACATCCTATGACGGGATACAAGGTGAAAGGCGTGTGGTGGTTTGCAGAAATTGTGGAGAATTAGTTTCTGATTTTATTGCAAAATATGAGGGTGGCGGCTTTAAATGAATATAATCAAAAAAGGTGACCGAGTTCAGACTGTAACGGATACAGAGTGCAATAGGGCGGAGAGAAGGAGGAAGCAGAATGAATCAAGCAGAACTAGATGTCGTTATAGAAAAGCATGAGAAATGGTTACGTGATGGATATGGAGAACGTGCAGATTTAAGAGGTGCAAATTTAAGACATGCAGATTTAAGACGTGCAGATTTAAGTGGTGCAAATTTAAGACATGCAGATTTAAGACGTGCAGATTTAAGTTATGCAAATTTAAGTTATGCAGATTTAAGTTATGCAAATTTAAGACGTGCAGATTTAAGTTATGCCGATTTAAATTGGATTAATTGGCGGGATGTTGTCGGTCTAACTGTAATAGCTGTACAAATTAATACTACGAGAAAAAACAATCAAATCACGTATATCAAAGAGCTGGAAATCTGGACGACTGGATGTTTTCAAGGAACTTTAGAAGAACTAAAGACATCTATTGAAAATACGCATAAAGATAATGAAAAGTTAAAAGCTAAGTATTATCGTGTTATTGATTTTATCTTACAGGAGGCGGAGTAGATGAAGACTACTGATATTTATAATTTTAGACAATTGTTCTTTTTAGACAAGTTTTTGGTTGGTCATAAAGGTTTTGCGGCCGGAGGGTGTTTCAAAAACATCTTTAACAACGAGCCGGTAAAAGATATTGATATATTTTTTATAAAACAGGAAGATTTTATTGAAGCTAAAGAACATTTTTTGGATTTAATAAAAAAGGAACCCGACAATTGGAGCAAGTCATATAATAACAAAAACGTATGGGCAATATACTCTATAAAAGACAAGATTAGAATCGAACTAATTAAAAGTGTCTTTGGAACTCCAGAACAAATAATAGATGATTTTGATTTTACGATTACAAAATTTGCATATTATACTGACTATGGAAAAGCTGATGAAGATGATTATCTAGCGCAGTTTGAAGTTATGTACCATGAAGACTATTTTGAGCATCTTCAAACGAAAAGTTTAGTCCTTGATAACGCTATTCCTTTCCCTATATCAACTTTCAATCGCAGCTATAAATATCAAAAATATGGATATGGTCTTTGCAGAGAAAGCAAAATTAAATTGCTTCAATCAATATATGATTTACCTAGTATTGACGCGGAGCAATTAGGACTTTCCCTGTACGATGGAAAAGATTGAACTTTTGGAGGTGTCGGAATGAGAATGTTTAAAGCAACTATTTATTATGTTGATGAGGAGTCGACAATTCGTGATGAATCAGATTTTAAAGACCACCTAGAATACATGTTTGAGCGATCGTATGGCATTACACACTTTGAAGACATAGACAAATCGAACGAATTCGAATGGGACGACGATATTGATATAAATTCTACGAAGGCTGGCAAGGAGACATACGAAAAATACTTTGATAAGAAGGTGTCGGAATGAACGAACAAGAAGCGAAAGCGATTGTGTTGGAGTGGTTGAAAGAACAGACAGGTAAAGCAGCCAGCCCATTAATTACTATAAACTATTTTGAAAACGACTTTTTTTCTTATGATTTACCTGGTGAGGTAGTACAGGCATACGATTCAATCAGCCGCCATACTGAATACGAACTTCTAGCCGAATTTGCAGCGTGGGGATTGAAGGAGGGTGCAGCGAATGAGCAGTGAACCTTTAGGTAAGAAGACAATTACGGTAAATTTCTATAAACCCTCTGGAAAATGGTATGCAGGAGGGACAGCAGTAGTAAGTACCTATATCTTTGATGAAGAGGCATTCTTAGAGGAGATAGGAAAGACAAATACTTGTTTCAAGTGGGATTGGCGTAACAGTAGTTTTGACTTGGTCACTAATTATGAAAGTGACGACCCAGAAGATAGGTACTTCTGTAATTATTTATGGAAACTAGCGAAGGAGTGGGATTAAGTTGAGCAGTGAACTAGTGAAGAAGTTGGATGCGGAATGGCATAAATGGGACGACAGTACAAACAACAATTAAAACAGACAGTTTAGAAGTTTTTAGAAATAAACAAACAGGCACTATAGTAAGGGTTGAATACAATTTTTTTGATGAAAGTTCTCGACGAATATATGTCATTGATATATCCGAGATAGCTTACATCACATCTGAGCTGGTATCATGACAAATTATCACATCACCATTTCCGCTTATGAAAATATCATAAAACAAACGCTTATTGAATTTATAAAAAATGATGAAACAGATTTTCATATTGTTGTAGAGGAGGTTGAATAACAATGACAGAACAAATAATCATCAATGAAGCAAACCGTTTACTTAATTCCTAGGTGTTTCTTCACTGATTCAGACAATAGATTAAATGCAATTTTTGATAAGAAGCTGATAGACGCACTCGTGAAAGTGGAAGCAATCTCTTTAGTATTCTTCCAAACTTTATCATCACGTATATTATCAAGAAATTCGTGACCTTTCCAAGTGATTTTCGACAAGGAAAAAAAGTGGATTTTACCATTAATTATTTTGTGACTAAAGTCAATAAAATCAGCCTCTTTTAATCTGTATAATGTATAGAATAAAACATCATGCCCAAATTCTTTAAAGCAATCAAACTGTTTTAATTCCTCATAATTGAAGTTTTGAAATAAGAAATCTTGTTTATCTTCGATTTCGAGGAGCAGCTTCCGCACACACTCATGGTTTAGTTTCATGTAAATCACCCCCAATAAAAATAATTATATCACATGAAAAAGCATGAATGGAATTTTTATAAAATATAACTTTCAGTAAAATCATCGAATATGACTCGTACTACATGTTTTAATATATTTATGAATTAGACTAAAAATAGACGGAAGTAGGTGACGTATTGAGAAAAATACATGTTGGCGCTGGTGATCTAGTACATGTGAAAGGATACGAAACACTTTATTACATCGACACAATTAATACACATAATATTGAGACGTCCGACGCGAAATGGTCCGAAATCGAGCTCGATTTAACAGGCGTGAACGGCGAGTATAACTTCGCTTACATAGAAGATGTTGAACTTGTGTGTCGCGCAAAGTATAGCAGTGAATACTTGCGAACAGGTACACTTACAACCGCAATGCTAAACGCAAATAAGGCAGCGCCTTCAACGCGTGAACAGCAGGTTAACAACATAGACGAGCTTTTAGATATTGCCCTGAGCGCACAAAAGTTATATAAAAGTACAGGTTTAAGCGAATTCCAAGCGCAGGAAAAAGCGGCATACGACTTGATGAAAAATTTAATAGAAATGAGCGAAGGAAATGGCAAATAAACAATTTGCGCAGTTGCTACTGAATAAAGTAGTAAATGACGCTGATATTTCACCGTTAACAAAATATAATATTCAAGCTAGCGATATGCCTACGAAATCCGACCGACAAACCTTCGATTTCATTCACGATTATTACGAAAAAGAAGGCGTTGTGCCGAGTTACGCAACTTTGTCGACGCAGGTTGAAAACTTTGAATATGTGCCTGAAATCACCGACACTTATACATATTTGGCGAAGCAGGTCAAGGATTACAGCGGCAAAGTAGCGGTGTTCAAGCTGCTCGAAGACCCGTCCATGCAAGCGAAATTTGACGACATGGAAAGTGCTGAATTTATTGCATACATGCAAAAGGCGTTACATGAAATCGAAGTGCAAACGAAAGTGTCGCGCGGGATTGGCACAGATGTAGTGTTGGACTCTGAGAAGTTTTTGACCGAATATGAAAAACGCAAGGCTGGCGAAAGTAATAAAATTTGGCACTCTAAGTTTCCGACAGTGGAACAGGAGCTTGGCGGCTATACAGAAGGAAATACTTACGCATGGTATGGTCGTTCTGGGCGCGGCAAGTCAATTATTACGATGGAAGAAGCGTTGCAGGCGGCGGTCGACGGCGCAAACGTGCTCATTTGGGCGCTGGAAATGCCTTGGTTCGAGTGGATGGCGCGCGCTTACAGTAGTTTGAGCGCCCGACGTAAAATATTTAAGGCGGAAATTGACGGAACTAAATACGAAACTGGGTTTTTTAATCGGAATTTGCAACAAGGCGACTTGCCTGCGGAGTTTGAAGAAGCTTTTCGCGTTTTCGCATTAGAATTGGCGGAGGGGCAACATATAAAAGGCACAATTACATTACGCTCGGTAGATGATGATGACTTTGACCAGCGAAATTTAGCAGCATTGCAAGCAGATATAGAAGCAACAAAAGCGAATGTGGTTGTTATTGATCCGATTTATTACATGGACTTCGAGCAAAATACAAGTAAAACCGCAGGTGGTGACGTAGCAGCTACAAGTAAGAAACTACGGCGACTTGCCGGCAAAATGAAATGCGTAATACATGTTGTCACACAAGCAGAAGAAGAAAAAGAAAAATTTGACGATGGCATTCGCACAATAAGCATTCCGAGCCGTGAGTCCGTCAAAAAATCTAAAGCTATACTGGAAGACGCTGCGGCACTACTAGCGTTCGACTCTGTTGATAACACTGGCGTTATTGAGATAAAAAAGGGGCGTAGTGGCGGCGAAGGAAAGCAGGCGGAGCTTGTGTTTATGCCGAGCTACGGTGTTGTTGAAGAACTTGACTACACAGCCGCACTGGTACGCGAATTTTAGGGGGGATTTATACGGTAGAGATTGAAAAGTGGATTATTGAAACTGACAAAAAGTTAGCTGGAAAAAATTTGGTGTTTTACTACGAATTTGACAATGGCGAGTCATATAGCGACCATCATACCTATGTTACAGGTCCTTATTTTAAAACAATTAAACAAGCATTTGATTATATGTTAGTAAATAGTAGGATGAAACCAAGCATCATAGAGGATCACGAGAACGGAGAGCCGACGTTACTATTTGAAGAAAAGAGCGCCCACGCTTTTACAGCCCGTTGGCTGGCAACTCTTGAATATATGAAATATTGGGCGGATTAGTATAGGAGGTTCTGCAAGTGATTGTTATTGACATAAGTGAAAATGTATTGCATGTAGATATAATCGAGGAGTTGGGTCAATACGACTGGGAGCATGCGCGTTGGACCGAGGGCAAATTAATCGCAGCGAGCCCATTTCGCGAAGATAACCGCCCATCTTTTTTTGTTAATTTGCAAACAGGGGTTTGGTCCGATTCTGGTGCGGTGGATGTCTCGAAAACAAAAGGCAATTTCGTTTGGCTTTTAGCGCTATTGAAAGGCTGGTCTTACAGCATGACCGCGGACTGGCTCGAAGAAAAGTACGGATTTCCTGACCTAGAACAGTTGAAAATAAAACCTGCCATACAAACGTTAGAAAAGTCAACGGAGATTATTGCGCTAAGTGGCTTTGAATGTTTGAAACCTAGCGAATATTTAGAAAAAAGGGGCCTCGCAAAATCAGTTCAACAGCGGTACGGCGTAGGTGGCGATAGTAAAAAGGCGGTAATGCCCTGGCGCACAAAAGATGGCAAGGTAGCAAACGTTAAGTACCGACGTGCAGACAAGAAAGAATTTTGGTATGAGAACGAAGCAACGTCATTAAATGAATTAGTGTTCGGTCTCGATGTTGCTAAACGTGAGCGATCTGCAACCGTTGCAGTATGTGAGGCAGAAATTGACGCAATGAGTTGGTGTTTGCTTGACGCGGATGTGGTTGGTATTGCGGTAGGCAGTAGCGTGATGAGTGAGCAACAAATGGAGCTAATCAAGCGGTTAAATGTTACTAAAATTATTTTAGGTGGCGACAATGATGAAAAAGGTGCGCTTTTAAATAAGCAGGCAAAACATGCGTTTGGCGGACTTTTTCGGTTAGAATATGCAGAGTATGCGCCCTTTAAAGACGCAAATGAAAAATTATTAAATATTTCTAATTAGTGCGTTTACATAATCGCATATATGCGATATAATAAGAAAGTGTTAAGGAGCTGATACAAATTGAAAATGTCAACTAAAATTATTATGACAGAGCACGCAATTAAACGAGCAAAAGAGCGGCTTAAAATACCATCCGACACAGCACCAAGATGGGCGGAGAACAAGTTGAAAGGGAAAGACGCAACTAGAATGACCGGGAAAAATACATATGAATATGAGGTTGACAGCGTAACTTTTGTTGTTACACACAACAATAATAAAGCTATTGTGCGCACATGTTATAAAACTATTGACGACCCTCTAAAGCAAAAAGTAGCGCGCTTTTTAGATAAAGAATTTAACAAAGCAAAGCGAGCATATAATAAAGTCAATAAAGAATTATTAAATACAACTGCGCTTTTATACTCGCAAATAAGCGAGGAAACTGCGAAGCTTGCGCGAACTAAAAATCCGCGTGCAGTTTCGAAAATTAGTAGAAGTTTGCAAAAACTAAATACTGAATTGGAAAAAGTGCAGACTAAACGCAATGAAGCCGAAAAAGAACTTAAAATCATGCGCACGCAAGCAGATAAATTAATTGATATTTAAGCCGGCAAGTTCTACGTCGGCAAAACAGCGTGAACGGTTTGGCTACGATCGTGCTGTTTTGCGGGCGTGGGAAAAGGGTGCACACTTGGTCCGAGGCTCGAACAAAATACATTTCAAAAGGAGTTTTGCAGTTGGCAATTGTTGGAAAAGAAGCTATTTCAGCATTGAGAGGCGCAACACAAGAAGGTGCTGGAAGTAGCGAAAGAAGTACTTTTACATCGTTGAAATCAGGTTCGACATTTTTAGTAAAGGCATTACCGCTTGAAAATATTGCAGCATACGACAGTTACGGAATTTTCAAAAAGGTAAATAGCTTTGAAGCAGAAAAACCAAGCATTAAAAATGCAAGAGGTTACGCTACTGATGAATTAACGCCGTGGGACCTAGCGTCAAAATATTATCAGGACAAGGCGAACGAATTAGTTGAGGCAGGTAAAAGTAAAGAAGACGCTGAGGTTAAACCATTGCGCACAAAAGCGTCGGAGTATCGTTCTAAACGTAAGTATATTGTGCCGTTCATTGATTTAGAGTCTGGCGAAGTAATTTACATAGATTTTACGAAAAATCAAGCGGAAGCTGTTATTTCTGTTATTGAAAAATATGAAGAAAAGGGGCGCCTAGAAACCACACCGCTCGAACTTTCAAAAACAGGTCAAAAAACAGATACGAAAGTTTCATTAACAGCAACGTTTGAAGAAGATTTAAGCGAAACTGCCGCTAAAAACTTCAAGGAATTGACTGCGGAAAATGTAACAGTTAATTTTGAAGGACTTACTTTTATCGCGGATGAAAAAGCGCAAATTGAGTCGCTACTTGCGTCGGGCTTTGACGTTTCTCTAATCGACTTAGAGGCACCTGAAATCGACCCAACAGAGGCGTTTTAATTGGCACATGCGACTTCCATTCGCGGCGAAGTAAGCGAGCTAACCGCTGCTAGCCTACTCTTAACTGAGTTGGGCTGGGAGGTTAGCCGCCCCATTGTCGCAGAGTGTTATGACCTTTTAGGGCGCGACCCCGAAACTGGGGAGTATCACCGCGTGCAAGTAAAAACCGCTCGTCGGCGAGCTGATCGCGAAAATCAACCAGTAATTTATGCAACAAAAAATAGTGGGGAAGCTTACAGTACCAACGAAATAGACTACATAATTGGCATTGAAGGAAGTATTGGTTATTTCTTTGAATGCCGCGGCAAAAAAGAATACTGGTTAAATGAAAATAATAGCGACACAACTGCAACAAAATATATCAAATTAGGAGGCGCGGCAGATTGATTAAGTATAAGATTGCGGACGGCACAACGATAGAGGGCAGTGTTGACGAGGTGCTGACGTTTCTCACACGGATGGCGGCAATTACCACATATTCATGCGATGATGAACTCGAAATTCATGGGCAACCGTTCAAAAAGGTACAGGGTCCCGCTAGGCAAGGCGACTTTATTGTCTATGAAACCGCACCATATGGTTTCTTAACACCAACTATAGCATATTTAGTTAGGTCATCTGGTGTTGATAACGGCGCAATAATCCTGGACGACGACGGTGACGAATACGATACCCGCGGCGATGACTTTAATGTTTACCGTCTAAAAGGCAAAGAGTAAGGGGGTTCCGCATGGCACCGAAAATAAAATTGTCGTTAAACACTGGCACGGATTCTGTCTGTAAGTCGGCGCTGAAAACTGCCGCTGGACGCAAAAAAGGGAGTTTGGAAACGTTAGAAGAGGCGTGGGCTCGCATTGAAGCTATGAAAAATACGCCGGCAGAGGTTCGCATGATTTCCGAAGTAAAAGCCGCGCTAGAAGCCGGAAAAGTTGGACGCGAGCCTACCGCGGTTGCGAAGGGCAGACGTCTTAGTAAAGCTGAGGTAAAGCTAATTTATCCCGAAGTAAAATCGATTATTCAACAAGAAATACTTGCGGATATGGTCGATAATATGCCAAGCAACTATTGGTTGATTCAGACCGAGGAACAATTTAACAAGCTTTTAAGCCTTTTAGAAAAGGAAGAAATAATGATTTTCGATGTGGAAACGACGGGCACAAACGTCTATCAGGATTACCTCGTGGGTCATGTAGTTGGCTGTTATAGCGCAGATATACACGCATATATTCCAGTGCGGCACGATACAGATGAAACACAGCTAAACGCAGAGTATGTTGCTGAAAAATTAAAGCCATTTTACGAAGATAAGCGGTTAAGAAAAGTTGCGCATAACGGCGGTTTTGATAAAGCGATTTTAGCGAATGACTTAGGCATACAGTTAGAAAATTTATGGTTCGATACTATGCCGGCTATGGTCATGCTGAACGAAAACGAAGCTAGTTTTGCTTTAAAAAATCTTGCAACAGCTTACTTAAAAATTCCGTCGCTAACATATAAAGAACTTTTCGGCAACAAAGGATTTAATGAGGTTAGCGATTTAAAAGTTGCTGGCGCATATGCAATAAAAGATTCCGATTTAACTATGCGCTTAATGAATTTTCAACACAAACATTTAAAACGATTTCCATCCCTCGAAAAGTATTTTTTCGAAGTCGAAATGCCGTTTGTTTCGACCATATTAGATACGGAGTCGACTGGATTTAAAATAGATGAAGCGTATGCAGCTGAATATGCTGAGCGCTTAAAGAACGAAATTGGCACGCTAGAGAATGAGCTTGTAGAAGCTTTTGACGGCATAAATATCAACAGTCCAGCACAACTTAAACCTGAGCTAGAAAAATTGACGGGTACGAAGCTGGAAAGTGTCGACGCAAAGAAAGTATTAAAACCGCTAGCTGGTCAATTTCCGCTTATTCAAAAATACTTAAAATTCAAAGGGGACGCAAAATTATACAGTACATACATAAGTGTGTTACCGAAGTTAGTCGAAGAAAAAACGGGGAGACTACACCCCAGCTACCGCGCAAACGGCGCAAAGACGGGGCGCCTAAGTAGTAGCGGCGGATTTAATGCGCAAAACTTGCCAGCCGAAGCCCGAAAAATAATTGTTGCACCGGAAAATAAAGTGATTGTTGGGCTCGATTTTGGAAACCAAGAAGGGCGCATTGCTGCGGCGAAGGTCCAAGAACCGTTTTTACTGGACGCGTTCCGGGAAGGAAAAGACCCTTACATCGCCCTTGCAACGATTGCCTATCACAAAGATTACGATGAAATAGACAAAGATAGCGTTGAGCGGAAGCGTGCAAAAACTGGCTTTCTTGCATACATTTATGGCACAGGTGACCGCACAATGGGCGAGCAACTAGGTATATCAAAAGATGAGGCACATGAATTAAAAGAAAAATTAGGGCAACAAATGCCCCGCTTGAAAAAATGGGCACAAGAACAACGTCAATTTGTGAAGCGCAACGGGTTTGTGTGGATTGGCAAAGAGTGCCGCAAAAGGCGTTTACCTGACGCATTGAAAGGAGACTACCGACCGCTTTTACAAAGCACCAATGCGCCGATTCAAGGTGAGGCGGCAATACAGACTAAAATCACAATGAACAAAATGTGCGAAATGTTAGCCGAATGGCGGCAGAACGGGCGCGACTTTAAGCAACTTGCAACTGTTCACGACGAAATACTTGTCGAAGCCCCACTTGACATAACAGAACATGAGCGCGGCATGTTGGTAAATGTGATGACACAGTCTTATTTGCTCGACGGTGTCGAAAATGAAAGCGACGTCGAAATATACATGGAAAGATGGGGCGACGCAGTTCGCTGGCAAGAATTCACGGAGAAAAGGGGCTATTAAATGTCAAAATTAAAACTTGAAAATCGCGATTTAGAGGCGCTGCGAACAGCTGGTAAATTGTCTATCAGCGAAACCGAATCCTATGAAGTAGTTGAGGCGCTTCAAACATACCAAGATTTTAGCAAGGTAAAAGATCGCTTTATTGTGCGAAATGTACAAACAAATGAGCTATTAGAGTTAGTTATTGTAAAAACATTCCGCAACCGAACTGATTTAGTAGGCCATGTTAGTAGCGCAACGACCAAGCCGTTGACAAATACGTTAAAGAAACGACTTAGCTCCGACAAAGAAAGTGGTCTGATGATGCCAGTTTTACGTGACAAATTAGCGCAAGTTAGAAAGGAGTTTTTATTTTGAATGATAAAACCGAGTTTGAAAAGGGCTACGAGGAAGGTGCAGATGATACAACCGAGCTTATCAGCGGTGTGTTAGCTGAAGTGCTGGATAATTTGCAACAAGAGGGCACACTAACTGCGGTGCAAGGGATGTTATTTGTGATAGAAATGTGGAATGCTGGTAAGCGACTCAAGGAAAAGGAGAGCGAAGTTTAATTTTAAATATACAAAAAGTTGCAGATGAATTTATTAACTTATTGAATGATTATCATAGCTTGCCTGAAATTTGGGACGATAAGCTGGACTCGCAAATTCACAAATGGTATACAAACCCGCCGAAGCTCTGGCCGGAGCGAGGTGTGCCGTATTTTAGCCCATCCTCGAGCGGTAGCAGTCAACACGAGTTGTTTATGAAGCAGAATGGCGCAAAACGCGACGTTGGCGGACAACCACCGCACCAAAAACGGTGGACCACAATCGGAACAGCAACAGGCGACATGATTCAACGAGATTTATTGTTTATCGAAAAACACTTCGAAGCGAAAACCGGCAATAAACCGCCGTTTGTATTCGAAAAAAACGACAACGGCACGCCAGTGTTCGAGGACTTTGCGAAGAAATGCACGCCGGTTAGCTACAAAAACCACCGGTTCAATCTATATGGAACTTGCGATGGCATTATGCTTTATACAGATTCCGACGGCAAACAGTATCGCATTGGGCTCGAAATAAAATCGAAGCAAACGACTTATAGCAAGACTAGCGACTATAGTATGCGTGAAGCTGACGAAAAGCATGTTAAACAAACAGTTGCATATTCGCATATGTATCGCGATCCCAACACAGGTGCGCCGCTAGATTATTACTTAATTTTATACGTTAATTTAAGTAAGAAAAACTGGTTTCAAACATTCAAAGAAGCGCCTGACCTAAAGTGCTTCGGCATTTCCATCGACGACAATGACCGCAACCAGCTCTTCGAATATTTTGCGGAAGTACTTGACGCAGTCGAGCGGCGGCAGGCTCCCCCATTCGAAATTGATACTTGGACATTCAATAATTTTAAGGACGCAACAGCTAAGTATCTTACCGACGAAGAAGTTGCTGAGGTTCGCACTTATGTGCGCCGAGTTAAAGCTTCGAGCCAACCCGATTATATAAAAACGCAACTTATTGACGCATATGAAGACTTAGTTGAAAGGAGAGGTAAAAATGGCACAAAGTAAAAATATTACCGCATATATCCCCGTCAATATCACGATAGAAATTGGCGAGTTGACCACAAATGAAGAGGTATCTGCAGAGCAACTAGCAAGAAATATTACACCTAACTTTATTCCGTACGAAGATAAGATGTATGTAAAAGTCGATAGGGAGCCGCGAGTTGACGACGTTGTAATAATAAATAAAATGGATGGGCGTGTGGGCAGCTGGGTGCGTCGAGTCGCTGAATTAGCTAAAGATTTAGATAATGATTTTTTCTTTAATATCGCAATAGATGAGCACTTTTATTTTGACAGCTGGGAAGACGAATACCTCGCCGTTTATGAGCCTGTGAAAGAAAGCGGCGAACATGATTAAGCCAGTGCGCATTTTAGCTTTCGACATTTCACTCGGACAGCCGGGCGCTGCCTTAATTGAAGTCCGAAACGGTCAAGCTACCATAATTGACAAAAGTAATATTAAAACGACAACAAAAGACTCCATAGCAGTGCGCACTTCAATCGTGTATGCGTGGGCGGTGCATTTTATTGAGTGCAACCGGGGCAAGGGCTTCGACTTTGTAGTCCGCGAGCTGTTTCAAGGTCGCACGTGGAAGCAGAACGCCCCTGTTTTCGCGGCATGGTCGGCGGTGGACCAAGCGCTTAATGTGTTCGACTTAGTTTATACAGACGAGCCAATCACGCCGGGCACTCACTTTAAAGCTGTTGCCGGAAACGGTAAGGCAACGAAGCAGGAAGTCGCCGATTCAGTGCGTAAATGGACAGCCTTTAAGGGCGAATTTGCCAGCGACGACGAAAGCGACGCATGTTCTCTAGCGCTATATAAAGCGGTTAAGGAAGGATTGATTTAATGAAATATATACATAAAGTTTCACTGTTTTTACTAGTTTGGCTAATGTTTACAGCATTATTTTACATTATTTTGGTCGGCATTGGCTGGCTTGGCACGATTTTCGGCTTAATTGCTGCTATTCCGGTCGAAGCATTCGCACTTGTTGCGGTAGCGGTCGGGTTGCTGTGCGGCTTAGTTGCGCTAACAGATGACGAAGGAGAGTCCTAAAATGAAAAATAGTTATTATATTTTATCGTTGTTTAGCAAAGAAAACTGTAGTCCTTGCATTATGACAAGTCTAGCGCTTCAACAAGTCGAACTACCTGCAAATGTAGTTTTTGAAAAACGTAAATTAGAAATTGATGGCGAAGAAGTTTTTCGCGCATGTGGTGTGCAGTCAACGCCGACCCTTGTTTTATATCGAAGCACCGAAGAGGGGCAAATTATTGAGGTAAGGCGTCATGTAGGCGGCGCAAATGTATCAGCAATTGAGTCACTATTAAGCGACATTTAGGAGGCTAATTATCCAATCAATTATAGCAAGTATTTTAATAACCGCGTCACTGTCCGCCGGAGTCAGTCCGCAAATTCCGGCAAAAGAAACTAGCGAGGTTGCCCAGCAAGTCATGCCAAATGCAGCAAGCTGGCAATCCGACGCCGAAGCAAATGCGGACAAAGCCAAGGAATTAGAGCAACAACTTGCTGAACGCAATCGGGAAATTGAGCGTTTAAAAAAGCAATTAAGCAGCTCGAAGGTTAATACTGCCCCCAGCATTAAAACAGAGCAAATAGGCGCTAAAACGCATTGGCGAACCGGGGAATTTACGGCATACTATCCGCCAACAGACACTAGTGAGCACGCAATGCAGGGCAACGGGGTTACAGCGAAAGGCGACAACTTACATAAATCGCAAACCTGCGAAGGTTACCAAATTGTTGCAGCACCGCCAGAAATTCCGTTCAATACGAAGCTGGAAATCGAGGTAAATGGCAATGTTATTCGGGCAATTGTGCGCGATCGTGGCGGTGCAATAAAAGGCAGTAAGTTTGATATTGCGTTGTCAGATAAAAGCAGCGCAACCAACTTCGGTAGGCAGTCAGGGAAATGGCGAATTATTAATTAAACAATCGGAATGGAGGTATGGTACGCAATGAACATTTTTATAGATGACTTGCGATTAGCCCCCAAAAAGTATACTCATTCGTTTTTAACAGCCGAGTCCTTTTTATGTTGGTGTGAAGCGCATGATTATCCGACTATCGAGCTTTTATCATTAGACCACGATTTGGGTGACGAATTTATGAATGGTTTTGAGCTGGTTAAACAATTAGTTGAACTACGTATGCCAGTAAAACGTGTGCAATTCCACACTGATAATATGCTAGGGTTCAAAAATATGTACTATTTTTTAAAAAATGCAGCAGAACGTGGGTCTCTGCCAACCATAGAATCCATAGAGAAAAGAAAAATAATATGCATAGATGGCGTAGAATCTATTGCGCCATACATGGTATTGTAGATGACCTACGACAACTTTTTCCGTAAAAAAAGTAATAGAGTATACAACGATTTACTATTCACACGTGACGCCTCATTCAAGGAGTGCCGCGGAAGCGATAAGAAAGCACGGCGAAAATACGAACGTTTATTGCGAAAAAGAGCAGTAAAAAATGAGATGGAGGGTGCCGACGAATGAAAATATATCACACAGAAACACAAGAAGATTTTGATGCATTGTTGGGAAAATTGAAAAATGAAGGGTATAGCTGGTTTTTCGGAGAGGTTATTCCGTCATATGACTCGGAGCTTTGGGAACGGAATAAGCAAAATACTGTTGTGCATATAGAGGAAGAAGGAGTAAGTTGTGGGAGTCTTTCTTATGCTAAATATTTACACCCCAACATACCAATCGAAAAATACAAAGTGAAACAAGACGAAGTTTCAAAGTGGTTTGATAACACCGCAAATGCCATGAAAGCATTTGCATCCAATGGAGTATCTATGAAAAAACAAAATACTGACAACGTAAACAACCCATCACATTACACAGCAGGCGGTATCGAAACACTAGATTACATCAAGGCAAAAGTATCTGATTATCCTTCTTATGCGGTCGGGAATATTATTAAATACGTTTCGCGCTATGAACATAAAAACGGCTTAGAAGACTTGAAGAAAGCGCAGTTTTATTTGAATGATTTAATTAATTGGATGGAGAGTGATTGAATGTTTAAAACTTTAAGTTCATTTTATTTTTCTATGATTTTCATTACCGTATTATTGAGCGCTTTCGGCTTTCTTAGTCTTGCAGAAGCAGAATTTATTTTACTATTAATCATTTCTCTTGTCATGGTTGAGGATATGAATGGGAGTCGTAAATAATGCGGGGATATATTTACACTTCGCCTTTACAGGTGTTGTTAAACTACCAAAAAACCGAATCTTGCGATCTCCGAGGCGCCGACTTTGCCGAAGCAATTGCGGATAAATTAACGCTAGAGCAAGCCATCGCAGAAGCTAAGCTTACAAGTCGCCAGCGCCTGTTTTTATGGGAACGACTTGTAAATGGGCATACGGTCGGCGATATTGAAGAGTTGTACGGAGTAGCACACGCAACTGTTAGCGAGCACATAATTATCGCAGCAAAAAAGCTGATGAAGGTTTATTTTAAATGGGAAAGGAGCGAAAAATAATCGACGAAGAAACGTGGCGCACAGAGTTGGGCGAAGAACTGACTGCGCTGTTGAAATTGGCTAAGGCTGACGAGTTGTCGCTTGACTGGCGAAAGAATTATATTGAAGAGGCAACTAAACTCTATGAAATAAGAGTGGGCGACCCGTTGCTTAACCGCATGTCGGATTTGCTGCTTGCTGAATACATCGGCAGCACAGAAAGCTGGAAAGGGCGGCAGAAAGACGCTTTTCTTACCGATACCATGTATGAAAAAAGAGTGGAATTAGATACGAAAATAACACATGATTTATTGTGACAAAGAAAAAGCGCCTTACTGCGATAGTAGGGCGCTTTATTTACTGAAATTCATGTGTTAGAATTTAGGTAAAATACATAGGAGTGATATTACATGAGTTTATTTAAAAACAATAAAAAAATAAGTAAGGATGAGCTAAAGCAGCGCAAAAAAGAATTGGAAGAGGTCAATACTAGAAAAGTAAGAATAAAAGGCAACCGAAAAAAGCAAGAAAAACTAATTGACCTTGAATACGAACGTTTAAGTAAGATGAAAGAAAATATATTCTACTTTGAGGCATCAAAAACAGAGGTGTCTATAGACAAAGAATTTGTACGAATTGTTCGAAAAGGTATTAGTAATAAACTTACGCTTGGTTCATCGGGTGAAAAAGCCATATTAATCAGCTCTATTACCAGTATTCAACTAAAAAAACCTAAATTATCGGCAGGATACATACAATTTAACCTAGCAGGAAATTTTAATAGTCAAGGAGTTTTAGGAGCTACACAAGACGAGAATAGTATTTTATTTGTCGTTGACGAAATGGATATTGCGCTAAAAGTACAAAGTGTTATAGAGCAAAGACTGACAGAAAAACAAAAAACTCTCGAACAAATATCCGCTACCGATGAAATATGTAAATATAAAGAACTGCTTAATGATGGGATAATCACAGAAGTTGAATTTGAAAAGAAGAAAAATTTGCTTCTAAATAACTAACCTATATGAACTAAAGGCGCCTACCAATCTAGGTTAAGGCGCTTTTAATTATGTTACATCATAATCACTAAAAAACTCTTCTAGATATGTTTTATTTTGGTGGAGTAATAAAATCATTAATCATCAAAATGCATATTAACAGAGTCCGGCAGCTCAATCCATACATCAGGCGAATGTTGCCCTTCGTTAGATAGATCTTTAGCCACATACTCTATTATTGTACTCGAAAAATTCTTCCAGAAAAACCTTGCATACTCATCAGTATAATTATTTGGAAATGTGGGTGTATTATCGTTGGGGGGAAAGGTTACTACAGTAATACCACCCTGCCCATCTATTTGTACATCTAAGTTGTAAAAAAAATATTCAACTTCACCATCTATAGACAAGGATACTTTAATTGGTAATGTTATATATGCGTCATCATTTTCTACGAGTGGTTGAAGTGTGATTTCAATGGCAAAATCATTGAGTAAAAATAGTTTTGAATGTTCATGTGTAAAATTATGCACTATTGTAGACAATACTTTCGCAGCACTAAAGTGGTATGTTAACAATTCTTTAACAAAATTTTCTTCGGAAGAATATTTATTGAAAAGGGTTAATAAGATTGATTTTTTATAAATATCATCGAAATCATACTCTTTATCCGATATTTTTCTCATAAGAGCAGTTGCATTATTTTTTAAATCAAATTCATTAATACTGCCCTTGAAGCCATCGATTTTGTTCATTTCTTCAATAATTATTAACGGCTCTAAGTCACTTGTTGTATATTCAACTGTAAAGTAACTCTGTAATAAGTCAATAACAGCCATTAAATTTGCCTCTGCCTCCTGTTCTAACATATCTAAATAGCTAATATCATCAAAAGAACTATTCGAAGACCTCCCCACTAAAAAATCAACTGAAACATTAAAATAATTAGCAACTAGTACCAACCTCTCTATCGAGGGGCTTTGTGTTTTCCATTTATACAATGTATTCCGAGTTAAACCAAGTTTTTTTTCAAGTTCAGCTATAGAAATCCTATTATTTTTACATAAAACTTTAATAATTTCATAAATATCCATATAGGTAATTTCTCCTATCTTTTACACTTTATAGGTTGTTTTGTTGAAATAATACAATAAGGTGTTATAATGGTGTTAATTCGTTATTTAATCTTTGTATGAACCCTTGCCAACATAAAACCAGACTTTTAAAGGCTGTTTACATAAATAACATAAATTAGAAAGGAAGATGAAAATGCAAGAATTAGTTGCAACACACCAAAACGAAAATGGCGACCTTATTGTAAGTGCTCGAGAACTCCACGAATTTTTAGGCGTTAAAACAAAATACAAAGATTGGTTTCCGCGCATGGTGGAGTACGGATTTGTTGAAAACACTGACTTTACATTGGCTGCTCAAAAAAGAGCCACCAAAAATCCTAAGAATCCTTATACGGAAATAATTGACCACCACATTAAACTGCCGATGGCAAAAGAAATTTCCATGATTCAACGCTCGGAAAAGGGCAAGCAAGCACGACGCTATTTTTTAGCGGTTGAATCCGCTTGGAACTCGCCCGAAATGATTATGAGCCGAGCGCTTGAAATTGCTAACCAACAGCAACAACAAATGTTTTCCCAGCTTGCCGAGCTTGAGCCAAAGGCGCAGTACTACGATTTAGTTCTGCAAAGCCCAACGTTAATTAAAGTCACCGAAATCGCCAAGGACTATGGTTTCTCTGCCCGCCATTTAAACAGCTTATTAAGCGACCAAGGTATCCAGTATAATCTTAGCGGCACTTGGTTCTTACGCCAACAATACGCCGATAAAGGCTACACCCACAGTAAGACATTTACGCGATCAGATGGCGGCACTAATAGTCATACATACTGGACCCAAACCGGACGCCTATTTATTTATGAAACGCTGAAAGCAATGGGCATTTATCCGCTGCTAGAGCGTCAAAACATCGAACAGGGAAGCGAGGTATCCTACATTGAATCTAAAGCCTAATTTTAAAGAAAAAGACCCATGCAGCAACATGAGTCGAGAAACAGGTTACGCAATAAGCGCAACTCAAAACCAACTCAATTTTATACCAGAATTCCCAAATATGCAACAGTTTTCTGCCGAAGAGCTTTTCGAAGCCGCCTCACTTGTGCACAAAATCCCGCCAGAACTCGCGTCAATCGAGACGCAGGCACTCATTGGCATTATTGCGGTTGCCCGTCGTCATTTGAGTTGCGTTCGTCCAACCACGCTTTAACCTGCGCTAGATCTTCCGTTGTAGCCATTTTGGTAATAAAACGTTTGGTGGACGACTTTGCAACTCGATAACGCCTATTTTCCGCATTCTTTGCGTCCCAATTGTCCGCCGCACGTCGTTGCGCTTCACTAGTTTTACTTTGTTTCACAGTAGTTCACCGCCTCATTTTCAGCAAGGCTACGAGACAGGCGAGTGTGATGGCGATGGCTATACCGGTTGTGACAGTACTGTGGAAGTAACTAGCAAGCCCGTTGACCGCTATAACCACCAACGCAATGCTTAACACCTGTTTTGTTTGCTTTTTCATAGCGTCGCATGATAGAATTTATTAGAGGGGCAGGCGAGTCATTTCGACCCGCTTGCCAAGTTGTTAACCGTTTTTGTTATCGTTGTTATTCTCGCTAAGCTTTACTAGGGCAATTGCGAGAGTGACGATTTCGAGAACGGTTTTTATGTCCTCTAACAATCTGCTCACGTTTTCAACTCCTTTCTATATTTATATTATACGTTATAACGTAGATTAAGTCAAGTGTTTTATAAAAAAAAACTACGCATGATAACGTAGTTTCATTTGTGTCTATTTAAATATGTCGCCATAATCAGCTTTTAACTTCGCCTGATTTTTCAAGTCGCTGCCCCACAACTGCACGTACTGCTTAGTTACTTCTATAGAACTGTGTCCTAAAAGCGACGCTAGGCTGAACGGGTCAATGCCAGCTAATACCGCTTGTTTTGCGTAAGTGCGTCGGCACATGTGCGGGCTAACGCTTTTGTTGATACCGCAGAGCTTTGCCATTGACTGTAAGTGTTCTTGAAAAGTACGCGATTGCAAGCGCTCGTCCTCGATATTAACAAACAGAAATGAAGTCGCAAGTTGTCCACGCACTTTTACATACACCTTCAACCGCGCAATCATATCGTCGGACAAGTACACTATACGCTGACTCAAGTTTTTTGTTTCAGCAATTACAATATAGTCGTCGTGCACATCGTCAATTTTAATGTGTAAGCATTCATTAATGCGTATGCCTGTGTCAAGCAGTAGTTGAAAAATAGTTAAGTTTCGAAACGCTCGAAACGTGTTGTTTTTCTTAAACTCGCGCACGATTAACTTTATTTCATTGCGTTCCAACGTGTCGTAGATTTTCCGCCGAACCCTCAGCTTATGCACCTTTTTCGCGACGTCTGTAGCGGTCAGTCCTTGCGCATATAAAAAGTTGTAGAATGCGCGAATACAAGTCAGTTTGCTGTTTATTGTCGTCGTTTTTAACGTTGCCAACCACCGCTCGATAACGCGGTGTATGTCCGGCGCAGTGACGTCGGTAAGCCGCTTTTCAATGCAGAGCTCGGTCAGTGTGCGTCTGAACGTGCGCAACGCGACTTCGTAAAACTCTAGCGTCGACGTGCGTACGTTCTTGATGTACCGCGACTTAATGAATAGCTCAATCGCTTCTGCGTCAGTGTACGTCACACCTTCGCCGAGCAGCGCCAGCTCCTGCTGTGTTAACTCTTTTTTTCGCAT